GAACTGCAAGGACGTGACGCTGAACCTGGAGACCGGCGAGGCGGACATCACGACCCGCGCGGCCGAGGGCTGGCGAATCACCGCCGCGACCCTGAAGGACGCGTCGCTTGAATTCGAGATGGTTTGGGACACGGCGGACGCCGGTTTCAAGGCGATCAAGAACGCCTACTTCAACAACACGGCTATCGCCCTGTTCGCGTCCGACGGCGACGGAAACGGCCTCGACGCCGACTTCGTGGTGACGTCGTTCTCGCGTTCCGAACCGCTGGAGGAGGCGCTCACGGTGAGCGTCACGTGCAAGCCGACGCTCGTCTCTCGCGCGCCGACCTGGAAGGACGGAGGCGGCTCGTAACCGGGCCGCTTTCTTTGAAACCTTCAAAGGAAAGGAAACCGACACATGAAGACATTTACCGACAACAAGGGGCGGGTCTGGGAAGTCGAGCTGAACATCCGGCAGATGAAGCGCGTGAGGGATGTCCTCGGGATCGACCTCGTGAACGTCATTTCCGCTAACAAGGACGGGAGCGTTTCCACCGACACGCTGGAGCGCGTCGCAAACGACCCGATCCTGCTCGTCGACATTCTCTGGGTTCTCTGCGAGGGACAGGCGAAGCCGGCCGGGGTGACCGATGAAGACTTCGGATCGTCCCTCGCGGGGGAATCCATCGAGGAGGCGACGAGGGCTTTCCTCGACGAACTCGTCGATTTTTTCCCAGGGGCGAGGAGGCTGTATCTTCGGAAGGCGGTCGACCTCGCAAGGAAGTACGAGCGGGAGAGCGCGGAAGTCCTCCAGAAGGTGCTGGAAAGCCCCGAGTTCGAGGAGCGGCTGAAGACCTCCTTGAAACCGCCTGCCGCCTCGCGGGGATCTGCGGAGTAGACCCGAACCCGCTCACGTTGCGCGAACTCGCGCTGATGGCGGACGGACGCGCGAGGTTCGAGTGGGGAATAGCGTCTTCGCAGATGGCTCTCATGGCGAACCTCCAGCGCGACCCGAAGAAAGGACAGCCGTTCAAGGCGTCCGACTTCAACCCGTTCGCCCCGAAGGAGAAGAAAATCGTCCTTCGAGGGGCCGACATGAAGGACGCGCTCATGGCCGCGTTCGTGAGGAGGCGGTCATGACGGAGCGATACGACTGGGAGCGGCTTATCGTTCTCGCGGAGCAGGTGGCCAAAACCGCCGCAGAATATGCGGAAGCGCATGGCGCGAAGAGCGAGGTCTCAAACTTCGCAAAGGCAGCGGGGAGATTCCTCGCTGCGAATAACACATCGGAACCCGAAAGGAGGTAGCGGATGGCTGCGACTGCCAACATCAAGGCGGGCAAGGCGTATGTCGAGGTGACCGCCGAGACCTCGCGTTTCCGCAAGAACCTCGCTGGGGCGCAGGCGGAGCTTCGCGCCTTCGGGAAGACCTGCACCGCATTGGGGCGCGACATGCTCGCCTTCGGCGGTGCCCTGTCGCTTCCTTTCGCAATGGCGGAAAAGTCGTTCGCGGGTTTCGACGACAAGATGCGTCTCGTCCAGGCGGTGACGAACGCGACGGGAGAGGCTTTCGACAGCCTCACCAAGACGGCGCAGAGGCTGGGGCGGGAGACGTCCTTCACCGCGCAGCAAGTGGCTGACGCGATGATCGCGCTGGGTCGGATGGGATTCGACCGTGGGGAGATCGAAGCCTCGATCTCCTCAGTTTTGAATTTGAGCCGTGCGACCGGCACGGAGCTTTCGGAGTCGGCGGACATCGCGGCCAACTCGATGCGCATCTTCGGGCTTGAGGCGTCCAAGATGTCGAAGGTCTCGGACATCCTCACGGCGACCGCGAACGGGTCGGCACAGACATTGACCGACCTCTTCGAGGGGCTGAAGATGGCGGGGCCGCAGGCGGCGGCTGCGGGCGAGACGCTCGACGAGCTGTGTGCGGCTCTTGGCGTCATGGCGAACATGGGCGTCAAGGGTTCCCTTGCGGGAACCGCGCTCCGCAAGGCGTATGTCCAGTTCGCGGACGTGAAGGTACAGAAGACGTTCCGCGAAGTCGGGGTAGAGGCGACGGACGCCAACGGCAACCTCCGCAAGATGTCGGACGTGATGCGCGACATCGCCATCGCCACGAAGCAGCTCCCGACGGCGGAGCGGCTCGCGTTCATGAAGGACGTGTTCGACGTCCGGGGCATGATGTCCGGGATGTCGCTCACAAAGGACGTGAAGGAGCTGGACGCGTTTCTCGCGAAGCTGAAGGACGTCTCCGGCCAGGCGGACGCGACCGCCAAGGCGATGGACGCCGGTATCGGCGGGTCGTTCCGCCTCTTTCAGAGCGCTGTAGAGGGCGCGATGAACGCGACCGGCGAGGCATTGAACTCGACGATCAAGCCGATGGTCGAGCGGATAACGGCGGTTATCAACTCGTTCACGAAGTGGATCGAGGCGAACAAGGGGCTTGTCGCCTCGGTCGCCGTGACGGTAGGCTCGATAGCCGCCCTTGGCGCGTCATTGCTCGCTATCGGCACGGTGAGCCGTGTGCTTTCGGGCGGGATTGGAGCACTGTCGGGCGTGTTCTCCGCTTTCGCGGGAGTCCAGGCGGCACTTGCGGGCAAAGGAGTCCTCGTACAGGGGGCGTTTTCGTTGATGGCGCGGGCGTTTGCGGACTACCGCAACGCTGCAATCCCGGCTATGGTCGGTACGAGCCGCCTGTTGGCCGCCCTGAACCTGCCAATCGACAGCCGGGCGAAGCAGATAGCGGCGAGTCTGGTGCTGATGTCGAACGCGGAAGCGGCGGCAGCAGCGAAATCGGCGCTGGCATCGAGGTTCGCGGCGGTGACAGCCGCCTTGAGAAGCCTGAACGGTGCGACAATTGCGGCGACCGTGAGCGCAAAAGCCCACGCCGCCGCCGAGACAATCGGCACAATCGCGGCAAAGGCGGCTACGGCGGCGCACGTGGCGTTTGCGGCGGTCGGGCGAGCATTGACCCTATCCCACGCGAAAGCCGCTCTGACGGCGGGCGTGGCGGCTACGGCGAACGTCGCCCTTGCCGCGACCACAAAGGTGGTGGCGGCAGGCTATCTCGCGGCTTCAGCAGCGGCGACCGCGTTCTGCGCGATCCCGATCACGTGGGTGCTGATCGGCATAGTCGCCGCGCTGGGCGGCTTGTGTGCTTACATGGCCTCGGCCACCAAGCACACGGCACAGCTCTCGGACGAGATGGGCAAGCTCCGCGACAAGGGCGACCAGCTCCGTGCGACCGACCAGCTCCGCATGGAGCGGCTGACGCAGCTTGCTGAAAAGGAATCGCTCTCCAACGCCGAGATGCAGGAGGCGGAGAAGCTCGCAAACCAGCTCAAGGGGCGCTACGGCGACCTCGGGATCGCAATCGACCATGCGTCGAAGTCCATATCGATGGCCGCCGACGCGCAGAGCCGCTTCAACGAGGCGATGAAGGCGCAGGCGATCCACCAGATAGAGGCAGAGATCGACGAGGCGCGGAAGAACATCCGCGAACTCCACGACGAGAACGACTCCCTGACCGGCTTCTGGGTGAACGCCTGGAACACGGTGACGTTCAGGATGAGCAAGGCTGCGAACGACATCCACGCGAACGGCGAGAAGATACGCTCCGAGATGGACAAGATCTTCGAGGCGGAGAAGAGACTGGAGGCCATCCGTGGCGGCGACAAGGACGCCCTGACGGGCGGCAAGACCGAACACGAGCAGCTGGAGGAAAGGGTCGAGACCGGGCGGAGCGAGAAGCACGCCTCGATGGACGAGGCCGACTCCGCCGCGAAGAAAGCCGCCGAGATCGAGAAGAAGCTCATCCGCGAGACGCGGAGCGAACTGGAGAACGAGGTCTCGGACATACGGGAGCTGCGCGACGAGTACAAGGCTCTCATATCGACGATGCTCTCCTACGAGAAGTCCAAGAAGGACAAGGACCTGGAGAAGATCGCCGACCTTGAGGGACGGCTTGCCGAGGCGGACGCGACAGCCGAACGCCGAATAAAGACGGCGGAGGCCAAGGCGAAGCGGAAGTTCGACAAGGAGATAGCCGACCTCCAGGAAGGATTCGACCAGACGGCGGAGGACATCGCCCAGCGCCGGAGCGAGGGCGAGACGGACCGCAAGGTGGATGCCGCCCTCAAGGACGACGCGGCCAAGGGCATGAAGCTCCTCGCCGACCTCATCAACCAGTCGAAGCTAGCTGCGACGCAGGCAAAGGCGGAGTTCCAGAAGGCTCTCGCGGAGGCACAGGAGGATGGCGACGTTTCCGACGAGGAGACGGCTCGAATCCGAAAGGCGCAGGACGCCT